GGCAGTAACACCAACAACAGTGCGAACAACTCCTACGGGGTGGCGCTCGGCTTCTGTTTATAATCCCTATATCTTAACAATCTGGCCCCCTTTGTGGGGCCAGATTGGCTCCGACAAGCAGAAAGGCCAAATCCTTTACGCCGCGTAAGCGGCGAAAATTTTTTGATATTTTTGCACTTGCGGTAGAAGGTATACAGGATTGGTGATATAATGCACTTATCATCAATGCGAGGTGATGCGTTTGGCTGTCATTAAGTCGAAACGAACAGAATCCGAAATGGAGTTTATCCACACTGCCCGACAGTTGCAGATTTACACGCTTCAGAAATGTGTGAACTTTCCAAAGAGATACACATTTTTCGTGAGTCAGCCCATCGCAGATGCAGCGACCCGTATTCATGAAGATGTGAAGCGTGCAAACTCTGTCTATCCTACAAACCAACATGAAGTTCAGTTGCGTCGGGATTACCTCCTGAGAGCGAATGCTGAATTAAACAGTTTGGTTTCACAGATAGAAGTAGCAGCTGAGCTGTTTGGCATCGAGCCTGATACGCTGCGCTATTGGATGGAAATCGTAGAGAAAGAAATCCGGCTGGTGAAAGCAGTGCTCAAGAAAGATCGAGAACGGTATAAGGATTTACCGTAAGCCGATATGGGTTATGTTCTGTATATTTGTGGAGGTCGGTTCGTCGAGTGCGGCGTACTGGTGGCTCCGCTCCGCTAACAATACTAACAACTTCAATAATGTCAATACCAGCGGCAGTAACAACAACAACAATGCGAACAACTCCTACGGGGTGGCGCTCGGCTCCTCTCTTGCCAGACAAAGTAACCCTTGAGGCGAAATCAGCGCGAGGTGGAGAGAAGGAGAACATGACCCTCCCTCAGCGAATGAGGGTAAATACACATGCTGATAGGTCTGGGCGGACGCTGCTTGCATGGCAGCGGTTGATGGTGATCCGCTGTTTCATGCCCAGTGACCTTGCGCGGCGGGTGCAACCATCCAACAGCCGTACAGCGTGCAGATGCACATAAGGAGGTGACGATAAAAATGACCAGCGAAGAACGGCGAGAGGCCCGTTATCAGCGTCGTGTGGCGCGTCGAGCAGAGAAGAAAGAAGCAAGATGCGCCGAATACACTGATTTCGACATGGTATTTTCTTATCGTCACCTCTACCATTCCTACAAAATGTGCCGCCGGGGCGTTGCTTGGAAGGCGAGCACACAGAAGTACATCACGCAGGCGCCTTTGAACGTATATACCACATTCAAGCAGCTGCAGATGGGAAAATTCAAGAGCTCCGGCTTTACTGAGTTTGACCTGAATGAGCGCGGGAAAACGCGCCACATCCGCAGCGTGACCATCAATGAGCGTGTGGTGCAGCGCACTCTCTGCGACTACGCTCTGGTTCCTGTGCTGGGTAGAACCTTTGTCTACGACAACGGTGCATCCACGATCAGGAAAGGCTATGGCTTCGCGGTGAGACGGCTGACGCAGCACCTACACGAGCATTTTCGGAGGTACGGGCAGGAAGGCTATGTCCTTTTGTTCGATTTCTCGAAGTTCTTTGATAGGGTGTCACACCGACTGGCAAAGGAAACCCTCATGCGAGAGTTTTCTGATGAAAGGCTTTTGAAGTTGGCCTTCCATTTCATTGATGCTTTCGGCGAGGTAGGCTTAGGCCTTGGCAGTCAGATCAGTCAGACTCTTGCGCTGGCATCCGCCAACCGGCTTGACCACTTTGTGAAGGAAGTCTGCCGGATTCGCGGATATGGCCGGTACATGGATGACGGATACCTCATTCACCCCAGTAAAGAATACCTGCATCGCTGTCTTGCAGCAATCAAGGCGATTTGTGATGACCTTGAAATCACACTGAATGTCAAGAAAACACAGATCGTCAAACTCAGTCATGGTTTTACTTGGCTCAAAGTTCGGTTCTTTCTTACGAAGACTGGGCGCGTTGTCCGCAAGATGCATCGAGCCAGTATAACCCGAATGCGTAAGAAGCTCAAAGCCTATGTTCCTTTACTGGAAAGAGGCGTAATGACCCCAGAGGATGTGTACGCATCATGGCAAAGCTGGAGAGCGTATGCACTTCAATTCAACGCCTACCGCACTATTCAAACGCTGGGCAAGCTCTACAATGACCTGTTTATAGTTCAGTGGAGAAACCAGCTGGCGACGACCTAATCTCATACGGTTACCTTTTAGCCTTCGGCAATCAAGCCGAGGGCTTTTATATTGCCCGAAAGGAGTGGTTTCTTTATGTCGAATCTCAAGATGGTTCTGGCCGATGGCACTCAGATGGACATTGCGGAATTTGGTTTGCCGATGCACGCAGTTCTTATCTGTGCCGACGATGCTGAGATGAAGGAAAAGTGGGCGCAGCTCACCCCTGACAAGCTCGCATCCATGCAGATTCAGGAGAATGGAGATACGATCTTCACCTTCTCCAGCGTCACGCTTGACGGCCTGCAGTGTGTTATGAACGGGGATGGCACCGTTACGGCTCATTTCTATATGAGCGGAACGAACACCACCCGCGTTGACACCGAATATGCCGAAGCTGGCAAGATTCTTCTGGGAGAGGAGGAATAACCTATGAGCATTGTTGACAGGGCCCGAGAGCTGCGTAAGCAGATCGAGACCAATGCCTCCTCAATGACCGATGCTGATGCTCTGCTGTACACCGAGCTGTATCCCAACTGGTCGGGTGAGGGCGTGAGCTACACGGCGGGAGATCGTGTTCGGTACGGTGGAAAGCTGTACAAGGTACTGCAGGATCACATGTCCCAGCAATACTGGACTCCCGAGGACGCCCCTTCCCTCTTTGCGGAGGTTCTCACGTCCGAGGACGGCACGATTCTGGAATGGGTGCAGCCGAACAGTACGAACCCGTATATGACCGGTGATAAGGTCACTCACAACAATAAGACTTGGGCCAGCACGATTGACAACAACGTGTGGGAGCCCGGTGTGTATGGTTGGGTTGAAGTGGTCTGATAAGGAAGGAGAGAAATAATGAGCTACGATCCGAAGAAAGTAATTGCCATTGCACGAGCTGAAGTTGGCTATCTGGAAAAAGCCAGTGCCAATCAGCTCGACGATAAGACGGCCAACGCCGGTAGCAAGAACATGACCAAATACGCCCGCGACCTTGATGCGCTGGGCTTTTATAATGGCCGCAAACAGGGTGTCGCGTGGTGCGATATGTTCTTCGACTGGTGTATGGTGCAGGCCTACGGTATGGAAGTTGCGCTGGCAATCACCTTCCAGCCCTACGGCAAGCCGAACTGTGGTGCCGGATGTAAGTACAGCCGGAATTACTACAAGAACAACGGACGGCTGTTCGATACCCCGCAGCCGGGCGATCAGATTTTCTTCTGGCCCAGCAACCGTAGCGATCCTACCGCTGTCGCTCACACCGGTCTTGTTGTTGACGTTGATAAGACTTATGTATATACCATCGAGGGCAACACCAGCGGTGCAAGCGGCGTGGTAGCCAATGGCGGCGGTGTCAAGGAAAAGAAGTATAAGCTCAATTATGCTCGTATTGCAGGCTACGGCAGACCTAACTACGGCATGGAGTACGAGGTTGATCCTGACGAACTCAAGAAGGGTGATGAGAACGAGAAGGTTACTGCGCTGCAGAAAAATCTTCTGGCTCTGGGCTATGACCTCGGCACCTTTGGCACTCAGAAGAACGGTGTGGATGGTGATTTCGGCAGCAAGACCGAAACCGCTCTCAAGAAGTTCCAGTCCGATTATGGCCTGACGGCTACTGGCACCTACAACGCCGACACACGCGCCATGATGGAAACGGCTATCAACGCGCTGGGTACGGGTACCGCGCCTGCTGTGCCCGAAGACAATAAACCCTACGTCGTTATTACCGGCAACGCTGTGAACATCCGGCAGGGTGACTCGACCGAATACGGCAAAGTAACTCAGGTCAATAAGGGTGCGAAGTACGAGTACGTCGTGACTTCTCCGACGGGCTGGTACGCGATCCGTTATAAGAAGATGATTGCTTGGGTATCCAACAAATACTCCGAAGTGGTCACTTCCTGATAATAGCCTTCGGGCAGATAGAAAGGATGTGCCTCCCATGACCAACGAAGAACTAACCTCGAAATACGTTTCGCTTGATGAGCGTGTAACGCGACACACTGAGCAGATCAAGACCTGTTTCAATCAGATCGGAGAAGCTAAGAGCGTTGCTGAGAGCGTTCACAAGCTGGCTACCGCTGTTGAAATCCTTGTGCGCGAGCAGAAGACCACCAATGAAAAGGTCGATAAGCTCTCTTGCGAAATCGAGGAGATCAAAGAAAAACCCGCAAAGCGTTGGGACAACGCCACTACCGTAATTATTACGGCCATCATCACTGCTGTAGTAACGTTCGTGCTGACTCAGATTGGCCTCAAATAAGAGGCAGAAAGGAAATATACCATGAAGAAGTTCTCCATTATCGCTGTGCTGCTTCTGTCCCTGCTGCTGATTGCAGCATTCCCCGTTGGCATCGTTGCCGGTGCAGAGGAGCTCACCCCTACTGTTGGCATCATCCCTGACACCGGCGCAGCTGAACCTTTCACTTGGGCCTACCTCGCCTCCATTGCCGGGGCAACGGCAGCTACACTGCTGATTGTGCAGTTTCTGAAGGTTCCGCTGGATAAGGTATGGAAGATTCCCACTCGACTGTTCGTATACGTCATCGCACTGCTGATTATGATTATTGCTACTGTGTTCACCGGAGGTCTTACTATTGAAACTGCCCTGCTGGCCGTGGTGAATGCCTTCATCGTAGCGCTGACGGCATACGGTTCTTATGAAGTGACCTTTGCAAAACTGGATAAGCATACCTGATAACAACCTCAAGGCCCCCGGTGACACTGTTACGTTCGCAGTGTTACCGGGGGCCTTTTTTGTTTACCTTCTCTGTTACTTTTAGAATGAAGGTTGCAGCTTTATGTTACTTGTTACATTCAGTAACAAATCAAGAAAACAACTTAAATCCCTTATGTTGCAGGGCTTTTCAGTCTTATGTTACCTTGTTACCTTTATTCTTAATAGACTATATAAAACAGGCAGAATAGCGCCCATGTTACGCCCACAACCGCCTGTGTGCGCATGTATATACGCGCGCGTGCGTACGAGGAAACAAAAAAGTTCAAAATTTTGCTCCATACCTATTGACAAGAACAAACATTTGAACTATAATGCAATCGTAGAGCAAATGATTGAACTACAAGGAGGAAGGAAAAGTGACTCTTGAGTCCTATTTTCAGATTGTCCACGATTTTCCGGAAGCTGACAGAGCCTTGAAAGGACTAAAGAAAGAAATGCGCGCAAAGCTCCGCATCTATGGAGAAGACTTTCTCGCAAGACCCATTCTGAGGACATTCAAGCAGATGGCACACGACCCGTGGCGCTCTGTCTGCCACCGTGAAGGTGAGTATTGGACGGAGTATTGTATCGTCACGGATGCTGACGATTTATCTGATGCTGACTTGCATGAGATTTGTGATGAGCTGCGGAGAGTTATTCACAGCCCGTGGGACTGTACCGGACAGGCCTTCACAGTGGGCGTTGATGCCCGGCGTGTCCCTTTGGGTATTCTGTTTATCCATCATCTCGCACTGGACGTTTAAGGAGGATTGTATGAACACTAAAGATAAGCTGCAGCTCATGAAAGAGCTGGATGCGGCCAATGCAAAGCATGTTCAGGACTGGAAGGAAAGGGAGGCCGAAAAGATGGCTGGCAAGATTACGGGGATTCTGGTAGATGTGGTGAAAGGAACTATCGACAAGGCGACCATCAACAAATCGCTCGATGGCTACTACGCGGCGCTCAACTGCCGCTGCATCGACATTGTGAGCCGCACCGTCGGAGGAAAGCGTTTTCTGGTCATCTGCGACGATGAAGGACTGCTCAAGAGCGACATCAAGGTAAGCGCGATTGCGCCCTCTGGCGAGGTCATGCTGGTCGGCAACCTGTTCATCGTGAACTCCGACGGTGCTGATGATGTCGAGAGCCTGACCGACGAGGAATGTCAGCACATCAAGCGCTGCGTATACATGGTTCGCATGAGCCATGAGGAGAAGGCGTATCCCATTCTCAACTACTGCGGTTACTGAGGAGTGTGAGCGCATGGCTAAGACTCCGAAAGTCAATACCGAAAAGAGGCCGTTTGCAAAACGGCTTCTTTCTCTGACACACCGTTTTCATGCGTGGGAGGTTTGGTCTGATTTCATAGTGGGCTTTGCCTGTGCAATATCCAATGCGGTCGATGCAGACCACCGCCAAGCCCGGGAGCAGATGTATCAGAACTGCATGAGTAAATACACTGAGCAGGAGCGCATGGTGTTTCCTCAACTGGTAGCGGATGTGGTTGAGGCTCTGGAGGTTAATCCTGAACAGGATTTTCTCGGTAGCGCGTACATGGAGCTGGAACTGGGCAATCACTGGATCGGGCAGTTTTTCACGCCATACAGCGTTTGTCAGTGCATGGCCTCCATCGGCGGAGGAAATTTCGCAGATGCTATCAACCAGCGTGGATGGGTGAGCATCAACGACTGTGCCTGCGGCGCGGGGGCTACACTGATCGCAGCGGTGCATGAGGCCGGACGGCAGCTCCGGGAATCCGGTAGCACAAAGAACTGGCAGAACCATGTGCTTGTCGCGGCGCAAGACATCGACCTGACCACTGGCCTCATGTGCTATATTCAGCTTTCGCTCATAGGTGCAGCTGGCTATGTCAAGATCGGTGACAGTATATGCGATCCTATGCGTGCAGGAGATGACAAAAAGAACTATTGGTACACGCCGATGTATTTCTCTGCTGTCTGGCATTACCGGCGGCTTTGGAACAACATTGACAAGCTATTTGCAAAAGAGAGGGTTGATTGAAGATGATTCAGGAAATTTCGGGAAATCTGCTGGATAGCAAGGCGAACGTTCTCTGCCATCAGGTGAATTTTGAAGGCGTGATGGGTGGAGGCATTGCTCTCGCCATCAAGAACCGCTTTATGTCCGAGGGCCAGTACAGGAGCTACCAGTCGTACTGCGATGGATTGAGGGAGAAGGCGCTCGGCACGATCCTGTATACGCAGATCGGAGAACATCAATTCATAGCCAATATGTTCTGCCAGAATAATTGGGCAGAGAGTGGAGCTCTGACAAACTACAATGCTATGCAGCGTTGTTTTCAGGAAATCGAGTTCGCTGCGGCGCGAAATCGTTTGAGCGTCGCCATTCCGGGATTCATCGGCTGCGGTATCGCAGGTGGCGATTGGCGCATTGTCACCGGGATAATCAACAGTGTGTTCCGCAAGTCGAAGGTGCCTGTAAGCATCATCTACTGGGATGGGATGTGAAACCATGAATCGGACGACATATTACCACGGAAGTCCGCCGGATAAGTATGGAATCTACAACACCGTGTGTCATGATTTCCAATTTTGCATCTGCGAAGATACTCCTATGCTGGCAGAGGCAAGGTTGTTTCAGAAAATCGGAGATGACGCGCGGAAGTGGAGATTCGAGGTGAGAAAATTGCCACGTGAGAAGGTGAATCAATATACCGGCTCAGAGTGGGTGGTATTCCTTACACCCGAAGGAAGGGAACTGTGTGCTTATACAGTACACGGCATGGTTGCTGGAGAAATACAGGCGACAAAAGAGCTGCTGGCCTACGAAAACGGATATTCTGCCGATCAGATCACAACACGGATCGAAAGGAGAAAGGCGCCGGGGGCTACACGACGCGGTTGACAGCATACGGTAAAAGCGCCGGTGGGTTATTCACCCTCCGGCGCTTTTACTGTGATAGCAAATACGTGACCAAACCAGAAGATTCGGTGTTCGTATCTGTGTGCTATGGTGGAGCATACCGGATTCGAACCGGT